TGACAATAATACAAGTAAATATAAACCTAATAAAGAAGTAACAAATATGAAAATTAATATTAATATTAAAGTAATTTTCATTTTATAATTTAAGTAATTAATTTATTTTAATTTATTTAATTAAAAATTTTAAATGATTAAATCTATGTTATCGTGTCTTTATCGTTTTATGTATAAAGACGAAAGAAATATGACAAAACCAGACGATCCGCAATACGAAGAACCGCATTTCGACGAATTAGTTCCTAATAAATCATCATTTTATCAACCCGGATTAGATTGCTCCAACATGTTAAGCATACCAGATCATCGTTCCGGTTGGAACTATGTTGCGGAATATTGTGATAAAATACACAATCCTAACGGATATTTATTGGTTGATTTTGTCGAGAAAATGTGGTGTTGGAACAAGTTGAAATACAACGAAAACAAAGGGGTGTTTTATAACAATGTGGCTTACTCGGTTCCGTTTAACGATATTAAGATGATTAACGGAAAAGAATATGCCATTTTAGAACAAGACTTGTCGGTATATTGGAACGGTGATGAGTGGGTGAAATCCAATTTACCCATAAAAAAAATCAAAGAAGCGGACACATACGGTATATTTACCACACCGTGGGTGGGGATTGTTCACAACCCTCCCAATGTGCCCTCGTGGTTCGATCACGAGAACAGTCCGCAAGAATTAATAAAAAACGAACAATTTCAGTTGTCCCTCACCAATTGCAAAGGTTTGATCGTTCTAAGCGAATATTTGAAATACGAATTGTTGAAATTAGGCGGATGGCCGTGTGAAATAGAGGTGGTGTATCATCCTACCGAACCGTCACAATACAGATGGACTGGTATAAATAAAAAACTTGTGCAGGTAGGGTACTGGCTAAGAAAATTATCCTCCATATGGGAAGTAAACATTCCGGATGATTGGAACAAATACTGGATTAACCGAGCAGATTATGGTTTCAGATGTTTGGAAAGAGAAATATACAACGAACACAAACTGTCTAGCATTATCCAGTCGACCAAAAAGGTGGACATACTGAAACTGTCAAACGAGGATTACGACGTCTTCCTTCAAGATAGTGTGATATTCCTCGATTTGTATGACAGCTCTTGTAACAACGCGATTATCGAAGCCATCGTGAGACACATTCCCATTATCATAAACAGACTGCCCGCCACCGAAGAATATTTAGGATTGGATTACTGTTTGTTCTTCGATCATTTGCATGAGGTGCGCGATATGTTGAATAATGAAGAGTTATTGGAAAAGGCCCATCGACAACTGATCAAATTGGAAGAATCCGGAAAGTATTACGGTGATTTCTTCTTTAACCAAGTGATGTCCATACCGTTCTTGAACGAACCCGAAAGAATAGAAACGAACACGGTGATTAGTTTGGGTGTTGATTGTTTACCTAGAGCCATGGCGACCAAATTCAATTTCAAAAAAAACAAAGCGAACGGTGAGTTGTCGTGTCCGTTCGATCTAGCTTGGCACGACTACGAAACCACATGCAGACTTATAGAGAACGATTTTGATAACTACTTGAACACCACCCGACTGTATATCAATTCCAACGGTCATATCGCTCACCGTGATTACACAATCATTTTTAATCACGAATCAGATAACGCTGATAAGTTGTTGGAGTTTGCTAGAAACGATTACGAGTTGTTCTGTGAACGATACAAAAACAGAATCGATAACTTTCATAAGTTGTTGAGTACAACAGAACATGTTGTCTTCTTATTGCATTACAAAAAATATCCCATCGAATTGGTGTCCATAATCAAAGAAAAATATCCCGAATTGAAATTCACAATAATAACTATTAATTGTCCGTATGTTCACGAAAAATATTACGACCAACCTACAAATATTGAGAAAGTAACCAACAATATGTTGTTTTACACGATACGCAAACCAAAAGAGGATTATTTGTGGTATGTTGATCAGGACGATGAATGGGAGAAACGAATCGAACATGTGTTGGACAGACATTTGTTTACGAAAGATTAGTTATCATCATAGATGTTAATGTTATTTTCAATTTCATAACTGAAACAGAATTTATGTAATATTTTGATTTCTCTCCATTTTGTTTTGCACACTTTTGAATTTTTCATCAAACAATATTTTTCAACATAATCACAACGAAGTTTCAATTGTTTTTTTGCTGTTACATATTTGATATGTTCTTTTGTATTAGGTGTTATGGAAGATGATTTGATAATAAGAGCACGATACATTATTGTTTATATATTTTTTTAAATTTTGTTTGATAAAATTTTATATAAACAAATTTATCTAAACAGTTCTATATCAAATAAGTTTATAAATGAAAGTCAATATATCCAACAACAATAATTATCTTTATGAGAGCATTCTAATTTTTTTGAACAAAATATGTAAACTCAAAACCGATGTGTCGGAGTTAATCACTGTATACAAAAACAATCACTATATAGATATATTAAACAAAGAGAATCACATCTTTTTACCACAACTTGAGCAAGACAAAATATATTCGTGTATGTACAATGACACCAAAATTATCGTCCATGAGACCAAAGGTAATGATAACTATGTCGCATCCAGATCCAAGATAATTATTAACAAGAAAGAATTGCATTTGGAGTTTGATACTGAAGATAATGGTTTACTTACTCAAATATTCAACGATGTGTACAAATTCATGCAAAATAGCTACAAACAAATCGAATGTGATTTCATAACCCATTATATATTCAACGATTACCAGGAATGGGAGAATAACGATTTTTATCAAAAACGAAACATCGAAACACTATATTTACCAAAAAATGTTAAATCGGATCTGTTTGATGATGTGTTCAATTTTTATTACAACGACGACATTTGTAAGTTCTACGAAAAGATGAAAATTCCCCAAACCCGTATCTACTTGCTTTATGGTTATCCTGGAACAGGTAAAACAACCACTAGTTTTGTGATAGCTTCCATGCTCAATCTGAATATATGTTCTTTGGATTTTACTAACAAAATAGACGATCTGGTGTTGCGTAAATGCTTAAAAAACATACCCGAGAACAGCGTGTTCCTAATCGAGGACATTGATCATTTGTTTGAGCCTCAAAAGACACACGACGAAACGAGGCATTCCATCACATTTTCTGGGTTGTTGAATATTTTGGATGGTATATGTAAGGTTAAAAAATTAATTATCATAATAACATGTAATAAAATAGATGTTTTGAACAGGACTTTTTTACGAAGAATCGATTATTCGGTGAAGTTTGAGAACGGGGTGTCAGAGGATCAGTTGGAAAGTTTCTGTAACGAGTTGCCGTTTGAGGTCAATACAACCAAATTTTGTAATTATTTTAAGAACAAAGAAACAACAATAAATGTAATTCAGAAATGGGTGTTATGTCATTTGCACAAATTAATTAAAAAAGAAAAGAAAATAGAGGAAATACTAAGCACATTCAACGAATTCAATAAATGGTATCAAACGAACACTCAAAAGGTAGATTTATATAATTAAATCGCAAACAGTATCCAATGTATCCAAAACATCTGTATAAATTCAGAATATATATTCCATATCGGCTTTATATTTTGGTATGTTTCAAATTTTGAATACATAAATAAAACGATGGATATTGTTTTGAAATTTCTATCAAGTATGTCGTCGTGTATCAAAAAATCAGAGAAAAAGGAAGAAAATTTAAATTGCTTAATTAACAGAATTGAAAAGTTAGAGCATGATGTCTCGGATGTATATCACAAAAAGAGTGTTGATGATAAAATCGACAACATGAAGGAGAACAACATATTACAACTGAAAAGTATCGAAAACAGTCATGATATTAAATTGAAAGGGATTCAAGATTACAACGAGATTCGGTTGAAAAATATTGATACGCAACAGTTGGAGTTGAAAGAGTTTCAGAAAGATATAATGACCAAACTTCAGAGTAATTCTGAAAAACTATCCGCTATATCTGGGTTTTTAGAAAGAAATAGTAATAGGTCTAGATATTGAGAACTTAGATCCAGAATATGAATAGAACAATCCGAACAATGTGAAAGAACACAATCCCCATAAAGTGTCTATAGTTATGAATCTGTAGTCGTAATCGGCGAAAATCGCTCCGTTGGTGAAGTTATACACTCCGTATACGCAGAATCCTACCAAACCAAACACCAACGATGGATGGTATTGTTTATAATACTTCGAGAGTGGTATACATATATAGAACATGATGATCAATAATGTGATGTACGCTAATATAGCGGGTACATATTTGAAGGTTAGCGATTGTTTTTGTATTTTTTCTAGTTGCTCTTTGTAGAATACTTTATACATTATAGAAACCCAAATAAGATCGACAAACAAATATAACATCGAAAACAAAATGTAATTCATTTATTTGTTCAAATAGTTTATTTACATCGTTTTTCCGGAATGGTATTTAGAAATAAATTTTGTTAATGAATTAAATTTAGCATGAAAGTAGTAAGCAAACTATTCGGTTCGGAGCATATAAAAACACCATCTTACACAAGTCCGTTGGTTGAAACCTTACCCGGTTCTTGTTTCGTGAAACGAAAGGACTATGTAGAACAGAAGTTGATATTGAATAAAAACAAGGATAAAACGGGGAATTTGTTTCACAGAGCAGGTCCTACGAAAAAAATAGCATTTGATACGTCAAGAACGAATGTTGCTATTGTAAACACTGGTGAATTGTGTCCGGGAATAAACAATGTGTTGTACGACTTGGTATATACATTGGAAAAACTTTACAACATTAAGAACATATACGGTATACGGAACGGTTTTACTGGTTTAGGAAAGTACAATATGTTAGAGTTATGTGTAGAGGACATTGAAAGTATTCAACACGACGGTGGTTCATTGTTAGGCACATCAAACGGTGCGCTGGATGTGGAAAAGTTTAGTGTGCTGATGAATGATCACAATATCAATCAGTTGTATGTTATAGGTGGAAGTAGAACGCATAAAAGTGCGTATGAATTAAGCAAACACACCGATGTATCGATTGTGTGTATTCCAAAAACGATAAATAACGATTTACCCATAATCGATAAGTCGTTCGGTTACGAAACTGTCGTAGAACAAGCAAAAAAATCGATAATGTCTGCATATTACGAGGCGAAGGACACCGAGAACGGATTGAGTATCGTGAAGTTGATGGGAAGAGAGGTTGGATGGATTGCGCTGAGTGCGTGCTTGTCGAGTTACAATGTGGATGTGTGTTTGATACCCGAATATCCATATCAAACGGAAAAGTTAATGAAATATGTAAATAGTGTTATGCGAAAAAAAGGGTTTTGTTTGATAGTTGTTGCCGAGGGGTGTGCGGAAGAAGAACAAATTGATATTGGTATACATATGAAAGAACTCTTTCATGACATTTATAGCGTAAAATATGTAGATCTGACATATATTATTCGTTCCGTATCAGCAAACACAAGTGACTGTTTATATTGTAAACTGTTAGCACAATCCGCCGTACATGCCGCGATGAGTGGTTATTCTGGTTGCACGATTGGTTTAGTGAACAATCAGCTATGTATTATACCTTTGGATGAGATTACATCCGATATAAACTATGTATCCGAGGTGTTGTGGAATAGATTACTCCAATCGAATTTACAACCGAATTTAAATTGAATAATATAATAAATATGCTTTTAACACTTGCACTTGTGTTTTTGATATTTTTGGTATTGTTTTATTACAATACCAAGATTCAAGAGCATTTTTCGTGTTTTCCTAAACATTACTACAAAAGTGACAAAGATACATACGAACCAATCGAAGAAATGTTGTGCACGGGGATGACGGACGAAGAATGTGCGGACTATAACGCGGATTGTATCATATCGAACATTGATTCGGACAAAATATCGGACGAAAATTCAGAAGAAATTGAATACGAAATCGAAACACAAATTAAATACTGTATGAAACCCACCACGGATGTTGTTTTTGATGAGAAATGTATAAAACGAGAACTAAATTCTAGAGGAAGAAGAGAAATCGGTGGAAGAAGACAATCGCGATCTACTAGTAGACGAAACAGAATAGCACCAAATTTGTATAAGATCATAATGAAAAAATGTGAAATCAAATCCAATCAAAAAAAATATACATTAGACCCAAATTGTGTGTTATTCAAATAACTTCTAAGTTGAACAACTTACATTAAGGATTTAAATAGTTCCAAAAAACTGAAGCGGATTAGATTAAGCGGAACTTGTCTTCCAATATTTAAACAAACGCCTTTCCACAACGAAGTAATACCTTCGTTACGGATAATGTTTGTCATTGTAGCATTATCACATTTATTCATCGTTCTCGTTTTACTCAGATCTATTGGATTGGATAATAATCCGGTCACTACAGACGACACTATAGATGACACTACAAAAATGTTGTATTCGTTCTGCCATTTTCTATTTCT